CCATGCGCGGTGTGGCGGGCGGCATGGGCCAAATCTGGCTGACCTGGGGCAAGCCGATGACGGCCCTCTGGGCTGGCTTCGCAGTGTCTGCAGGAATCCGGGAGTCCATCCGCGGGTTCATGGATTTCCAGAATCAGCTCAAGCTGATTCAGGGTGTTGCAGGTGAGAGCGAGGCGTCGGTCGCCAAGCTCGGAGAGGCAGCTCTTGCTCTGGGCCGTGACAGCATTTTCGGGCCGCAACAGGTCGTAGAGAGTCTCAGGGTTCTGACGCAGGCTGGTCTTACGACTGCGGAGTCCCTTAAGGTCGTCCCTGAGGTTCTCAAGTTCGCCACTGTAGGCGAGATGAATCTCGACAGCGCGGCTCAGTCGCTTGTTGGTATTTCAACTGCGTTCGGCAAACCTGTCGAGATGATGGGCTACGTCGGTGACGTAGTCGCAAAGGCTGCTGCGATCTCGCAGACCTCGATCGAAAGGATGACCCAATCGATCAGGGTCTCCTCAGTGGTTGCTGAGCAGTTCGGCGCGAAGATCGAGGACGTCTCCGCGATCCTTGCCGTGCTGGCGAAACGGAACATCGACGGTACTGCTGCCGGTACTGCGATGCGCAATGCCTACAAGGAAATCTACACCCCGACTGACAAGGCCCGGTCTGCGCTTCAAGCCCTCGGCATCACGGCTTACGACGCGGCGACCAAGCAGATGAAGCCCTTCCTTCAGGTCATGGAGGAAATGGCTGGTGCTGTACAGAATTTCGACAAGGAGTCCCAGGATAGGTTCTTCCAGGTGATCTTCGGAGAGCGTGGCGGTAAGGTCGGTTCCGCCATGCTCAACGACCTTGAGGGGATCAAGAAAGCTATAGACCAGATGGGGCAGGCTGCAGGCTTCCTTGACGATGCCTCACTGACTATCGAATCGTCCGTGAAAAATCGGATGATCATTTCCCTCAACAACCTGAAAGCCACGTTTATCGAGGCGGGTGCAGCGGCGGAAGGTCCGCTGCGCCTTATTGCTAAGGCGTTCAACGATCTCGCTAGCTCCCAAGGTTTCCAGGAGGCCTTGGGCGGCATCGCTAAGACGATGGCTGCGTTCGTTCAGGTTCTCGTAGAGAACGCCGATACGATCCTTCTTGTGTTCGGCACATATCTCGGTGTCAGGGCGGTCTCTGCTGTGGTTGCTGTGGTGGGGACACTACGCGCCCTTGCTACCCAGTTTGGAGCCTCGGCACTGACAGCCGGTGCGTTTACGCTCGTGGTCAATGGGCAGAAGCTGTCCCTTGAAGGCCTCGCCGGTGCTGCTCAGAAGGCCGCGACGAGCCTTGGAGCGGCAGGCGCCGCTGGAACCCTTACCGGGTCGATGGGGAACACTATTACTGCGGCTGGAGGCCTTGCTGCTTCCTTCGGCCGGATGCTGCCGGTCATCGGAACCATCCTTACGGCGGTAGGCCTAGCCACTGCTGCATGGCAGACCTACAAGGCCGTCATGGGGGATGCCTCTAAGGCCAATGACCAGGCAGGAAAGGACCTTCTTAAGGGCGCCGAGGATCGCCTGAAGCAGCGCGGCGACCAGCTCACCACACTGCTTGACCGGCTTGCAGGTAAAGACCCAGAGGCGGCTAAAGAGAGTAAAGCTCTTGACTCGCTCTTTGACCAGACGGCTACGAAACAAGCAAACCTTCTCGGGCGTAAAGAGAGGCTGCAGGGGTGGCTGTGGAAGCCTGACGAGAACTCGGCAACCAGTCGGGCTGTTGCTGCTCTTCGCAATAGCGGGGTAAACGCAGAGATTGAAAAAATCGACGCGGAGATCGCGGATAACCGCAAGATTCTGGAACGTATTGCTGCCGCGAAGGACAAAAATGCTTCTCTATCGCTGGCGACTAAGAACGCCAGTGAGGCTGTCTACGCTCAGTCGATGGAGGCTCTCAAAGTAGGTAAGAATCACTGGACCCCTGATGATAAAGGAGGGGGTGCAGGAGGTGCTGCCGCGGGTCGCGCAAACAGCGCGGAGAACGCCATGTTCTCGCTCGACTTCAGGCAGCTCGAGTCTCAGTACGATCGCGCTTCCCAGATTCTTCAGGCGATGGGGCGCAATCACCTCATCGATCAGGAGACGCTGAACACTGAGCTGTACAAGCTGAATGATCAGCGCTTCGCGGAGGAAGCAGCCACTGCTCGTCAGTACCTCGAGCAGGACCTGCCGCGGATGTACAGAACGGCTCTTGCGCAGATCAAGGACCCGAAAGGTGAGGGCAAGTCTCAGGTAGAGGCTCTCAAGAAAACCCTCGAGCAGTACGCAGAAGGGGCTGAAGCTAAGGTGGCAGAGGCTATAAGCAAAGCTACAACCGCCAGCGTAAACAAGAACATTGACGCTCTTGGAAAAGGGAAAGACTTCCGCACCCGCCTCGATGCGGACTTGCAGTCCATGCGCGAGCGTATCGCCAATGAAGAGGCGATCAGCGACCTTAAAAAGAACCTTGACGACCTGCCCTACGTGCAGCGCCAGGTCGAGGAGCGCCGCCTCCAGATCGTTCAGCAATTCGCGGAGCTGCGGAAGAAGGTTGAGCGAGACCCCACCTTCAACGAGCAGCGCAAGAAAGAGACGCTTGCCCTCTACGAAGAGCTGGAGGGCTACGCGCTAGAGTCTGCCAAGCGCAGGGCTGAGTACGAGCAGTCGTTCTACGCCGGGGCGAAGCGCGGGGCGCGGTCCTACATCGACGAGGTCACCAATCAAGCCAGCACTGGCGAGCAGATGGTGAAGCAGCTTGGCAAGGGAATCGAGGACTTCTTCGTGAACCTTGCCATGACCGGGAAGATGTCCTTCTCCGACCTCGCCAACTCTGTCGTCTCTGACCTGATTCGCATGGCGACTCAGGCGATGATCACGAAGCCGCTGTTTGAGAACCTGTTCGGCGTCGGGGGCGGCGGCGGGCTGATTGGTTCCCTGATGTCCGGGGGAATTGGAGCCATGTTCCCCGGCTTCGCGTTTAGTGCTGGCCTCCCTGTTCCTGGACTTGCGAACCCGGCAACGATGGCTGGTCTGTGGCACTCGGGCGGGGTGCTCGGAAAAGACTCAGCTAAGTCGATGCGGTCTGTCCACCCCTCTGTGTTCTCTGGCGCCCCGCGCTTCCATTCCGGAGGCACGATTGGCCGCAACGAGGTGCCGATCATCGCCGAGAAAGGCGAGATGGTGCTCACGAAAGGCCAACAGCAGGCCCTGGGCGGAGCACTTGCTGCCCCGTCTGCTCCGCAGGTCGAGGTCAACATCATCAACAACGGCACGGCTCAGGAAGCGTCCAACGTGACGACTGAGTTCGACGGGAAACGCATGATCGTGAACGTGATCATGGACGACCTGAGCCGCAACGGCCCGATCAGCAAGGGCATCACCGGGCTGAGCAAGAGGTAAGCATGGCGACCTTCCCAACCTATGCAGTACTCCTGCGCGATGGGTTCAAAGTCCGCAGGAACAGCGCGGTCACGCGGACTGAGTTTGAAGACGGCTTCACGAAGCAGCAGAAGCGCTGGAGCCGGGTGCTTGTCTCGCGTGACGTCGTCTACGGCTTCAGCACGAAGGCCAACTACCTCGCCTTCCTGACTTGGTTCAACGTGGACATCAACCGCGGTGCTAGTTGGTTTGACTGGCCCGACCCAACTACCGGAATCGTCATCCAGGCTCGGATCGCTTCGGGCGCTCTTGAAGAAGAGGTGCCGTTCGAGCCGACGTTGGAAAAGTGGAGTATCAAATTCGTGATTGAGGCCTGGGATGCCTAAAGTCGTCAGCTCTGCCCTGCGCGATCGCATCATGCGTACCGCCGCGCCCGAGTATCCGCTCACCTTGCTCGAGATCAATCAAGCCTCCCTGCCCCAGCCTATTCGGGTGGTGCGAGACACGCTTGACATCACGAGCAACGGCAACGTCTACCTCGCGGTGCCGTTCAGGTTCGTCTTTCCTGACGACCAGGAAGACCAGGCGCCACGTGCCAGCATCTCCATCGACAACATCGGCCGCGAGCTGATGCAGTGGCTCGAGCTGAGCGCTGGGGGGCAAGGTGCGCGGGTCAAGATCATGCAGGTTCTCCGCTCCGCGCCCAACAACGTCGAGCTGTCCGTCGAGATGGACATCATCTCCGTGACGGCCACCCCAACTGAAGTCAAGGCTGAACTCGGCTTCGACAACATCTTCTTCAAGCCCTTGTGCCGTGCGCAATACCGCCCGGACACTCATCCGGGGATGTTCTGATGCAGCACTGGAGCGAACAGTTCATCGGGCGGGAGTACATCCGCGGCAAGTACGACTGCGCCTCTCTCGTGGTCGACGTTCAACGCGAGGTCTTCAATCGAGACGTCCCGGATACCGGCGAGCGTCCGTCCTATCGCAGCGCCGAGATGCAGAAGCTGGCGGAGGCACTTGACACCCTCGAGCGACTTGTCGAGCGAGTCGAGAACCCGGTTGAAGGGTGTGCGGTGCAGATCAAGGTCTCGATGGACCTTGTTCACGTTGGCGTCTACTACGAGCAGGGCGGTGAAGGATACGTCCTCCACAACATCAAGAAGCATGGGGTGATCGCCACCAAGCTGAAGGACCTGTGGAAATTCGGTTGGGTTGCTGAGGGGTTCTACACATGGAACTGATGCTGCCTTTTGCGAGCTGGCACCCCAACCCCTACGACGCCTCGGCTGGGCGGGAGCTTTCACTCACCCCCCCGCAGGAAGAAGAGTCGATTGCGGAGTACCTTGATCGTGTAGGTTGGGATGCACCAATCGACACCTACGCTGTTGCTTACCTCGATGGGCGCTTTGTTCCCAAAGAGCAGTGGCTCGATACGGTGTTCCAACCGGCTCAACGCCTCTCCGTACATGCTGCGCACGCCGGGGGCGGCGACTCTGATTTCGGTCGAATCCTTGCAACGATTTTGGTCGTCATCGCGGCGTTCTACGCCCCGTACCTGCTGAATTTAGCCCCTGGCAGTTTTGCGGCAGTAGCTAGTTCCGCGGCGGTCATGGTTGGCGGGCAGCTTCTAGTCAACAGCATCTTCCCGATGAGCACTCGGGAGCCGATCTCGGGTGCTGCGCAGGACCCCACTTACAGCTTGTCTGGTGGGTCCAACAGCCTGCGTCCGTATGAGCCGCTGCCCATTGTGGTTGGCAAGCATCGGGTGTTCGCGGACCTCGACGAGAAGCCGTTCACGTACTTCGAGAACAACGACCAAATCCTGACCCAGACCTTCAACTTCGGTCTGGGCGACCTTGTCCTGACGGACCACAGGATCGGGGAGTCGGCCCTTGAAGACCTCGGCATCTCTGCTCTCGAGTACGACAAGGCCTATGTCACGAACGTCGATTCCGAGCCTGGCAACGAGCTGAAGTTCAGCACGGGTTGGGTGACGCGAACCAGCCCTGTCGACACGACAGAAATTGCGATCGACGTTTCAGGAATTCTCGTCTCCTACAACAACAAGGGTGAGGAGACCAACCTCACAGCTTCTTTCAGTATTGAGTATTCCGTCCACGGCTCCGGAAGCTGGACGCCTGTTGCCAGCCTGCCTGACGTAATCACCGGCTACACCCCGATCACTTGGGAGTACGGCCCGATCGCTGATCCGGAAAATCCAAATGCCACGAAGCCCGCTGGCGAGGGCTGGGAGTTGTACGACGCACCTGAGTACGACAGCCCCGGCTTCTGACGAAACACTAGACCAAAAATAAGAACAAGAAATGGCATACCAGTGGAGAAGACAGCTCGGCGGGGACGCAATCTATGCGTCTCAGGGTTCAGCTTCTATGGTTGGAAATGGGCGCACGCCCGTCCGTTCCTCGTTCAAGTTCCCTGTTACTAAGGGTCGCTACGACGTTCGGATTAAGCGACTGACTGAGGACTCCACGGACTCCCAGGTCACCACCGAGACCGCGCTGCTGGGGATGCGCTTCACCCAGGAGCAGCCTTTTGATGTCGGCGGGCAGACCCGGCTCGGGATGACGGTCAAGGCGTCCGGTCAGGTCAACGGCGCGATCGATCGCTACTCGGCGCTTGTACAGGGCAAGGCGCACGACCTCAGTGTTGACCTCACGCTGGTGAGTGAGAACCCGGCGTGGTGGTTCCTGAAAATCGCCCGCGGCTTCTACCACCCGACCACGGGGAAGCTCCTTGCGGGTGCAGGCCTTGCAGACACGCAGATCGACATCGCTGCCATCTCCGCATGGGCAGACTTCTGCTACGCGAACAGTCTATACGTCAGTGCCGTATTCGATAGCCGGATGTCCATCGGCGAGGCGCTCTCCAAGATTGCTCGAGTCGGGCGCGGTTCGCTCTCTTTTTCCAGCGGGAAGCTGGGCGTGGTGTGGGATGCGCCGAATCTGGCGCCTGTCGCGCTCTTCGGCCCGCACAACATGCTCCCCGGCACCTTCTCCATCGAGTACACGACGGAGAAGACTGCCGACGAGGTGATCGTCCGCTTCTTCAACTCCGAGAACTTCTACAAGCCCGACACCATCCGCATCACGGTGCCTGGGGCCAGCACCACTGGGCAGAACCCCGCCGAGGTCGACCTCTTCGGTGTGGTCTACACCGACCAGGCAAAGCGCGAGGGCAACCTCATTGCCGCCGCCCAGCTCTGGAGGCGCCGCCGCATTCAGTGGGAGACGGACCTCGAGGGTCTGATCGTCAGCCGCGGCGACGTCGTCCTGCTGTCGCACGACATGACCTCGTGGGCTGCCACGGGTCGAGTGTTCTCCGCGGCTTCGACGACCAGCATCGTGCTCGACAAGCCGGTGACGGGGAGCGGAGCTACGCAGTGGCTTGTCTTCCGCAGGCCTGACAACAGCGCCTTGACGCAGCACAGAGTTGCGGGGTTCTCGGGCACATCTGACACGCTCACCCTGCTTGACCCCCTGCCTGTGGTCCCAGGCGGGGACGGGGACCACCATGCCTCCGACTATGTCTGGATGTATGGCCCGCAGGAGGTGCCGGGGAAGAAGGTCAAGATTCTGGCGATCGAGCCGCTCGATGAGAGCCGGGTCCGGGTAACCGCGACCGACGAGAACCCCGAGTATTACGCCTGCGAATTCAACCTCGTTGACTACGCCCCCGGTGTCGCCGCCCCCACGACCCGCATTCCTACGGTTTCTGGCCTGCGTGCGACCGTCCTTGATTCGGTCGACTTCAACGCTGTCCAGAGCGTCAACGTCCAGGTCGACTGGGACGTCGTCGGCCCTGAGTACAACTTCGGCCAGGTGTACATCAAGGAAGACAACGGCCAGTTCAACCTCATCGCTGAGACGACCGGCAGGAACTGCCGCTTCATTGCGAAGGTCGCCTCGATCTACACCATCCGGGTTGTGGTGTACGGCGCCGATGGTGTCTATGGCGGCAGCAACTCTGGAGAGATCGTCTGGACGGTGACCCAAGGTGTGCTGACCCTTGAACCTCCGACGAACCCGATCGTCGAGGAATACAAGGTCGCTGGCCCCAGCGGAGACATCGTCTACGGCGCCAAGCTCACCTGGACGCTCAGCCCTAGCCCTTGGATTGCCTCGTATGAGGTGCAGACCTTCGCGGTTGGGCACAGCGTTGACTGGCACCCCTACGGCACGGTCGGCCCGGACACGGACTACATGATCCTTGCCCCGGCGCTGCTTGGCATCACCTACCAGATTCGCGTGCGAGCGGTAGCGGGCAATGGCTCCTACTCCGAGTGGGCACAGGCGACAGACTTTTACATCACGGAGATCGACGCCCCGGAGAACGCGACGGTCACGTTGGTCGGCATCACGCCCACTGGGGCTACGGCCCCGGTCTCCATGCTAGAGGTGGCATGGACGCCCTCGACCGACGATCGCGTCACGCACTACGAGCTGGGCACCCGCTTTGACGGCGACCTGAACTGGGTCTCCCTTGGCACGGTAGATGCAGCCACGCCCAAGTACCACCACGCGACGGTGCTGGCAGGCAAGATTTATGAGTTCCGGGTCCGCGCCGTCACTGCTTCCGGTGCGTTCTCCGCGTGGGAGTTCACTACTGATTTCATGGTCCCCGTTGTGGCTCCCCCGACGCTCGTGGGCATCGAGCTTGTCGGCGGGATGCAGGTCGACGGAACCCTGCAGCAGGGCATCAGAATCTCCTGGACGCCCCCTGGGGGGACGACCGCTCTCTACTATGAAGTGGAGGGTAAGTACCTCGCCGACGTAGAGTGGTATCCGCTGGGCACTAGCGGCACCCCGCGTTTCGAGTACAGGCCTGTCATCTCAGGTCAGACGGTTCAGGTCCGCGTTCGCACGGTGGACATCTACGGTGCGAAGTCCACCTGGGCGCAGTCTGCCGATTTCCTTGTGGGTGGGGACACCACCCCTCCCGGCCCGATCTCTGGCCTCACCGCTCTTGGTGGGTTCGGCTACATCCAGCTCAACTGGATCAACCCGACTGACTCCGACTTCTCGCATGTCGAGATTTGGGCCAACTCCTCTAACGATCGAAACTTTGCTACGAAGATCGCCACGGTCTCTGGTGATAACTACCTTCACGGTGGGTTGGAATCGAGTCTCGAGGTGATTCGCTACTACTGGGGTCGGGCAGTCGACTACTCCGGAAATGAGAGTGACTGGCATCCTCTGAGCGCAACTGGTGGGGTGATGGGCGCGAGTGTCGCGCTGGAGAGCATCGATACGACGCCGCCTGCTCAGGTGACCGGAGTGGGCCTCACTAGCGCGGTGACGACTGGCACGAACGGAGAGCAGATCGTCTCCCTTACGGTCTCGTGGACTGCGGTGGCGGATGAGGACCTTGCCTACTACGAGGTGGACCTCAAAGAGGGTGCGGGAGGGTTCATCGCCTTCGCAACGGGCTCGAACACCACCTACTCGTGGACGGTCAAGCCCGGTATCTCCTACACCGTGCGGGTGCGGGCAGTCGACTTCACCGGCAACCTCGGACCCTACTCCCTCAGCGCAACGCACACGACCGCAGTCGATACCGTTGCCCCCTCTGTGCCGATCGGGCTGGCGGCACTTGCTTCGGTGCGCAGCATCTTCCTCACCTGGGCGAACGGGAACGCGGTTGCCGACTACGACCTCGCCGCTGTCGAGGTGTACCGCAACAGCACGAACAACTCCGGCACTGCGGTTGCCATCGCAACGGTCAACGCAAACCGAGGAATGGTTGGAGGGTTCACCGATGCGGGCCTTGCGGCGTCGACCACCTACTACTACTGGGTCAAGGCAGTCGACTCGAGCGGCAACAAGAGCGCGTTTTCGACAGGCATCTCGAAGGCGACTGCGGCGATCACCAACTCGGACATCGCGGCAGGCACGATCACCGGCGATCGCCTCGTTGCAGGGACGATCCAGGGCGACCGCATCAGCACGACGACGAGTCTTCCGGGCTCGATCACGGTTGGCACGACCGGCGTCACGATCGAAACGGTCAAGACCAATGCGGATAGCGGTGTCAGCGCTTTCAGCGGCACGGCCAAGTACCGGACTGCTGGTGCCCCGACGAACAACCCCACCCCGAGCGGAATCACCGTTACTGCCAATACCAACGGTACGGCGAACATCAGACTTGATTGGGGCACCTACACTCAGGGCGCCCTGCCAGCAGACTTCATCGTCCTGTTCTGGCGCAAGGATGGAACCGCGCCGACGCAGAACGACTCGTCGATCGTGTTCAATGTGAACACCGCGGCCTCCTACTACAACTTCGAGGGCGTCAACCCCTCTGACACCTACTCCTTCGGCATTGCAGCAGCGAGGAAGTCCGAGACGGGCCTTGAAATCGGTACGATTCAAGCGCCGATTTCCGCCCCGGATTGGCGGGGCGTTTCTGGCGGTGGCACGCCGAACTACACCGCGAACATCAACGGGTCGACCGCGGCTACGGTGGTGACGAACGCCTCGCTTGGCGCTCAGAACCCCGCTACTCGGATCAACGCGGGTTCTACGACGATCGAGCCGGGGAAGATCGAGATCAGCGGGGGCACGACCCTTGCGAGCTGGCGCAACGGCACCGACGCTACGAAGATCGAGGGCGGGTCGATTGCAGCGAACACCATCAGCGCCAACAAGATCAGTGTCGGGCTTCGCGGGCTGAAGGTTACCGACATCGAGTTTGCCCCCGCTTGGGCACCGCGAACCGCGTCGGGCACGCCAACTGCGACCAGCATTGCCGTTAACGCATCGGTCACGTTGGCCGCGCAGCACTTCTACAGCGCGACATTCTTCAACAGTGACGGGCGCCTTGAAACCGTAGAGCTTTCCAACAGCACCTCGACCACGGTCACAACCTCGACCCTGACGGTGTCGAACATCAAGCCCCTGAGCTTCGCCCCCGCGTCGGGCTCGCGGGTGCTGATTGTGCCGACCCGACTTGATCCGATCACCTATTCGGGCACGGTTGGCGCGTCTGCAACTACCACCTCGATCCCGCTGGGCAAGACCGTCACGCTGCAGGCGAACATCGTCTACCGCATCAACATCGACATCAACGGCACGCTCTACACCCGGCGCATCACTACCAGCGTCTCGACCGTCAACACCTACTCAAGCGTATCGGTCGAGGCGCTGCCGAGCGCGCCTTCTGCGGGCTCGACATGGTCGATCGAAATCGAGCGCCTGTCGTATAAGAACGTTGCGTGGAGTTCGGGCTCGATCGACTACTACAACGACGCCGGGACGCTCACGACGGTCAACGTGAGCGCCGGTAGCGTTGCGTGGACAGCCGGAACCGTCTACGTCTACTTCATCAACGGCAGTACCGGCACCGTCAGTCTGAGCACAACCACCTCGGCGGCAACCGCCAACGGGGCGAACAACGCGATTCTGGCGCTCTATCGCGGCGAGACGTCACTCACGACTGAAGTATCGCGCACCATCATCGACGGCAACCAGATCAGCACCGGCACGATTCGGGCCGAGCAGATTGCGGCCAACTCGATCGGTGCCGAACTCATCAAAGCAGGCGCAATCAGCGCGGATCAGATACTCGCTAACTCGGTGACTCTTGACAGGCTCGTCAGCGGGTCGACGATGACGATGACGAGCCTCGGCGCGTTCAGATTGGGCGGAAGCAGCCTGATTACCCAATTCAACGGCGTGGTTCAGGCGTCAGCCGGGATAGGTGTAGAGCGGTGCGCTATCACTGGCTCTAACTACACAGCTAATTACCCCGCAGTTGTTGGCTCTGCTTTTGGAAGCGGATTCGGTATCGGCGCGTATGCCTGGAGTGAGTCAACCAAACTCTCGCAGTTTGTTGCGGGTAACCCGACTTACGCCGCCCTGGCAGATCAGGTGAACTCCGGTAAGCAGGTTTACCTTGCGAACGCCAGCTACTCGATCTACTCGCCGACCGGAAAGGGCAAGCACTACATCGTCGATGGGGCTGGACCGTTCACTGGGTTCCACGATGGGCTTACCTTGGACACTCCTGCAATCGGTGACATTTGTGTAGACTATGCTGTCCTTGAGAAAGAGAGCATCTCTTCTGTTGTGGTGGAGTACAAGACGTCGACCCTTCCCTTGCAAAAGGGCGTGATTGGGGTCTGCTCAGAGCTGTACGAATCCCCGCCTGTTGGCTGGGAGGAGGAGCTGCCAGAAAACATGAAGGTTGTTCACGTTAACGCCCTTGGCGAGGGCCTCATCAACGTCTGCGGGGAGGCAGGCGACATCGCTCTCGGGGACCTCATCGTTACCTCCAGCACCCCCGGCAAGGGGATGAAGCAGGCTGACGACATCGTTAGAAGCTACACGGTCGCCAAAGCTCGAGAGGCGGTCACTTTCACCACCCCAGAGGAGGTTAAGCAAGTCGCTTGCATCTACCTCTGTGGCTAAGGACAAAAACAATGAGAACAAAGTTCCTTATCCCGGTACTGGTCGGGTTGCTCGCCGCGTGTGGCGGCGGAGGGGGCGGAGCATCGCCCCAGAAACTGAAGATCGCTTTCTATGGGGATTCGATCACCACACAGCAGGTCCCCTCCATTGCAAAGGAGACTTTCGACTGGGCTGACTACTCCATTGGAGGCCAGCACTCGGATGCGCCCTTGCATCCTTCAGACGACGCGCCTGTGGTGGTTCTGAGATACGGGATGGCCGATGCTGCGCACGGCCTGACCCCGCAAGAGACACGCAGGAACCTGCTGGACTTGCGAAGCAAGGTGCAGGCCCGCGGAAGTCGTCCGATTGTGGTCAACGTGTCACAAACCCCGACCGGGTTTGAGCGCCCCACCAACGAGGCGATCGCTGACATGACGGACATCGACGTCAGTTGGATTGAGGGCGAGACGCTGGACGGCATCCACCCGGATGACACCTTCTACGGACGCCTGAACGACCACATTCACCGGGAGCTGGCCCGCCTCACTGGCGAGAAGCCGAGCATCAAGTGAAGATCGACAACTGACACCCTGTAGATGTATGCTTCAGGGAAATCAAGCTAAGTGCTTGACTTCCCTACTAAAAGAAGAATCCTTTTAAGGATCATGAATGTCTCGGATCAAGATCACCCCGGCACTCGTCAGCCAGGTGATGCCGAATGCTGGCGGAAGGGCCGAGCTATACGCCGCCCACCTGGAGTTGGCTCGCGTCAAATGGGTTGGTGAGAAGCCCGAGCATGTCGCCATGTGGCTTGCTCAGCTCGCGCACGAATCCGGGGAGCTTCGCTACCTGCGCGAGATCGCCAGCGGCAACGCCTACGAAGGACGCAAGGACCTCGGCAACACCCAACCCGGAGACGGTCAACGCTTCCGCGGGCGAGGTTTCATTCAACTTACCGGGCGGGACAACTACAGGCGTGCCGGGGAAGCACTTGACCTCCCCTTGCTGGAGCACCCTGAACTGCTCGAGAAGCCGGAACACGCCGCGGAGGTGAGCGGATGGTTTTGGCATCTGTCCGGGTGCGGAAGATTGCAGGACGTCGCTGACGACCCTGTTCTGGCGGTGACGAAAAGGATCAACGGGGGCACCAACGGCCTCGCCGCTCGCCGCGCCTACTACGCAGCGGCCCTTCCTGCGGTAGAAGCGCTGGCTGCGGCCCCGATCGAGGAGAGCCAGCCGGTGATCGTGAACGAACCGGCGCCTGCGCCCGTCCCGGCGCCTGAGCGAGACGTCGACCACGTAGAGCTGGTCTCCTCCCTGTGGAAGGCCTTGCAGGCAGGTTTCAAGCTGGCCCGCTCGACCACCTGGAAGAAACGCCAGATCGCAGTCAACTCTATCGCTGGTCTGCTTGCAGGCGGGGTCGGCATCAGCAAGGCACTCGGCTATGAACTCGCTGTCGATGAGGACACGCTTATTGCTGTTGGCGGTCTCGTTTGGGCACTTGTCAGCATGTTCGACGCTGGCATCACTGCCACGACTACCGGAAGCGTTGGACTGCCTCCCAGGAGTAGCGGAGGTGAAGAGCAGCGCACCGGACCAGGGGAGTCTCCTGGCCTATGAGGCCCTAGCCCACTGGCGAGGGCTTCCGCCCGTCGCCTTGACTATCACTTGTACATTCTGAAGGAAATCGCATGACCCGCTTCATCAAGATTCTTCAAGCCGTCCTCCTGATCCTCCCCGCGGTGATCGAGGCGATCCGCGCCATTGAGGCGGCTGTCCCCGCTGGCGGCAAGGGAGCTGACAAGCTCCAACTGCTGCGTGAGTTGATCGCTGGCGTCTATGACGCGGCCGGGGACGTCGGCATCACCTTCTCCGAACTGTGGCCGACCCTCGAGCGCACGGTTTCCGGCGTGGTCGCTATGTTCAACAAGTCCGGGGTCTTCAAGCCCTCGGCTGCTGAGTGACCTCTCACGAACTGGCTAGAATCCTCGCCCGCGGCCCGGATGTCCCGGTCTGCGGGTGTTGGGCCAGGATCAAGATCGAGCTGCAGGCGGCGTACTACGCGGAGAACGTGCGTTACCTCCCCGAAGATGGGCTGCTTGCTAAGGGTCCGGTCATCCTGATCGGTTCCCCCAACGACCCTGCATGGGACCTTGCACGTGCCTGATCCCATCCTCTTTGTAGAAGCCTGGGCTACGGTCTGGGTCCGAACCTACGCGGCATGGGTTGCTGCCATCAGCGGACGATGAAACTCAACGGCTGGTTCTACGGCATCCACGAGCTGAGAGCGCGTGTGGATCGTCTGCTCCACGCTGCTCCACGGCTCCAACCCCCGTGGAGCGGCTCCAAATCTGCTCCACAAAAAGAAGTACGCTAGGTAAATCCGGGTAACTCCCGGATACCTGACTTTCCGCTAAGTGCTTGATTTATATGGAGGCGGGGGTCGGAATCGAACCGGCGTACACGGCTTTGCAGGCCGCTGCCATCCTCTGAAGACCGGCACCAGTATTGACTTCCACGTTTGACTGCTCCAATCTGCTCCACCCTTGAGGTAAGCAGAGGTAACAGGAGGTAAACGTGGCGAGCATTCAGAAGCGCAATGGGCGGTATCAGGCGAAGGTTCGGACGAACGGGCAGTCGCTGTTCGCCACGTTCGATACGGAGCGCGAGGCAGTCGACTGGGGCAAGCGGGAGGAGGCGCGCATCCTACTGCAACCAGGGGAAACCCCCCTCCCTTCCGGGACGTTCGGGCAGTGGATTCAGCGCTACATCCTTGAGGTGGCAGACCGTCACGTGACGGCCAAGGACAAGAAGTCCAGGCTCAACAAGCTGGCGAAGATGTCGATCGCTGCGAAGTCCACCGCAACTCTAAAGCCGGGGGATTTCGAGACCCTGAAGGGTCGACTGCTGGCTACGGGGTTGGCGCCCCAGACGGTGAGGCACTACTTGCAGGATTGCTCTGCGGTCTGGGAAAGCGCTAGGAAGGAATGGAAGGAGACGAATCTGGCGAACCCATTGCATGACATCGACATGCCGCCAGTCTCCAAGGGCAGGAAGAAGAGGGTCTCCCCTGACCTCTGGGGCAAGATTCTGCCCGCGCTGCAGCGTCACGTGAATCCGTTCTACGCTCCGCTGGCGGAGTTCTTGCTAGAGACTGCGATGCGGGTCCATGAGCCGCTGACCTTGAAGGCCGGGGACATCGACGCCCCTCACAGTGTGCTGACCGTGGTTGGCAAGGGCGGGGTCCAGCGTTCGGTTCCCCTGTCGCCACGGGCGCTGGGGATTCTGAAGGAAGTGATAGAGCTGAGGAAGAAGTTGCCGAAGTCGTTTGCCGCGCCGGGTGGCGGGTACTACGACCTGACGGGATACGCAGAGGACGTCATCTGGCCGGTCAGCTACCGCGGTTTCGCTCGAGCTTGGAGCGATGCGCGGTCACTGGCCGGGGACAACACCGTCTGGATTCATGACATCAGGCGCGAGCGTGCAACGCGCCTGATAGAAGAGGGGTGGGACCTGGCTAGTGTCGCGGGCGTCACCGGGCACAGGTCCTTGAACACGCTGAGAGAGCACTACACCGTGGTGGAGGCGCAGCGTCTCGCCACCCGCCTTGCTCAGACGCAAGTGCGGGAGGGTCGGCCCCGGCGCCGGGGAGGCGGGGCCGAAGGCAAGGACAAGGAGTCGAAGTAATTCTCAAGATCGGTGGACAGCACGTAATTTCTGCCATCCACCTTCTTGATAGGGACGGGGAAACACTTGCGGTAGACCTTGTTGTATCCCGTCCGCTCCACAATCCCCAGCCGTTTGCACACCTCTTGGAAGGGGATCAGATGGGGGTACATGCTTCCCCCTTCATCTCCCGAAGTGCAGCATTCACCTTCGTTCTGGCTTCCGCCAGTAGGTCGGTTCTCAGGTACGGGAGAGTTCGATCGCACCATGCGACCGCCGCTCGCAGAACCTGCAGCTCCTCCCCGCTTGGGCGCACCACGCCAGTCCGCTCGAACCGATCGTCCATGACGAAGATCGCCTGCAGACCCTCCTGCACCTGTTCAACGTCCCGCCCGTCGATCATTGCTGCGGTGGAGAGGTAGTTGAACAGGGCAACAAGGGTGTGCCGTGCGCTGACGAGGTCCTCCTTCCTGACGCTAGTGGCAAGGGTCTGCAGCGCCATGTACGAGGGGTGCATGAAGGCTCTGTGCGCGCCTGCGGTGATGGGTTTCCCCACCACCCTCGGGCGGTACGCCTTTCTTGTTCTTTTTGTGGCAGGCATGGTCAGATGATCACGAGTTGGTTGGCATAGGCATCGGCAACATCGGAGTGCGTCACCAGCAGAATCTGGTCGAAGTGACTGGTGGCGATCGTTCCGATGAGGGAGGACTCACGGTTGTCGTCACAGGCCGCTCCCGGCTCGTCCAGAAGCAGGAAGCTGCAGGACGGCAGGAAGGTCTTCAGCAAGGCAAGGCGGATGGCCAGGCCGAGGATGTCAAGCGTGGACCCGGACAGACCCTCGATCGGCTTGCCGTCGACAAGGAACCCGCCTTCCGAGCGCACCACCGAGACGCCTGCCGTTCCGCGCATCGACCCGAAGTAGAACGAGACGGCCGACAGCACCACAGTCCAGAGGCGATCCACGATGGCAGGGCGAGAGGCGCGCACCTTCTTCAGCAGCAGGTTGTTCTGCGTCAGCTCCTCGAGGTCTTTCTCCGCCTTGCGCAGCGCCTGCTCCGCAGCCTCCTTCGTCTTCTGGAAGAGGTTATAGAGGCGGGTCTGGGTGGCGACCGCGTCAGCAGTCTCTTTGATCTCAGCCTGCAGCTTGCTGATCTCCCCCTCCTGTTGAACGTAGGCGTTGGTCAGCCTCAAGGCCTCGGAACTGACCTCTTCCACCCGCTCAAGGAGGTTAGGGTTCTCCGCGTGAAACTGGAGCGTCTGCTCTTGCAGAGTCTGAAGTTTGGTTTTGGACTCCACAAGCTGCTGCTCTAGCATCTCGAGCTGCGCCTTGCCTTTGTTGTGCGCCTGCTCTGCAGCCTTCAGGTTTCTGATGTCCTCGCTGTAGTCAGCGAAAGAGTCGCCCGAAGGGGTGGGGCCGACCCAGACCACCTGGGCGGGGACGGAGACGTCCTTGACTTCGATCCAGCCTGTAGCCTCGTACTTGGAGATGAACGCAGCGTAGGTCACCACCATCTTGTCGATGGCTGCTACCGCGGCTACCTCCGCTTCGATCTCCTGTGACAGCAGCTTCAGTTGCTTCTGCTCCTCCTCAAGCTGCTCGATGCGCCGAGACGCCGCCTCGTTCTTGGTGACGACTTCCGGCACCTCCCGCAGGTCCTTGCCACACAGCCCACAACTCTGCTGGGAGATGATCGAGGCCTTCTCCACCTTCAGGTCAGAGGTGATCTCGTACAGACGCTTGGCGTTGTCATTCCTGCGCACCTTCATGTCTTCTACGAAGGCGTCGTAGGAAGCGCGATCCCCGTCCCACAGGCAGTTGGACGGATCGGGCAGCTTCTTGAATGCGGCGTGCCCCGCAGCGATCTCGTTCTGGCTGCGCCACAGGGCTTCCGCCTCCGCCTGCAGCTTCTCTACCTTTCGCAACTCTTCCGGGTTGAACCCAACGACGACGAAGCTGTCGACCCTGCTCTGCCCTTCCGCGACCTTCTCCTCCAGGTCCTTCACCATGCTCATCACGGTGTCAAGGTTCGTCGCCTTGTCGAGCAAGGGCTTCATGACCGTGGCGTCGAACTCCTGGCTCTCCTTTTTCATCTCGACCAGAGCGGATTGCCAGAGCACAAGCTCCCGCTTGGCAGCCTCCAGCCAGTCGACCGCAAACTGGCTGGGCGGTTGAACCTCCTCCCGGAAGTTCTCCATGTTGTCCTGCGCCTGCTTCAGACGCTCCTCGTAGGGCCTCGCCTGCCCCGTGGCAAGGTTGTTCTGGATCAGCTCTACGATCCGGTCGACCAGCTCGAAGTCTGCAAGCTGTTCGATCATCTGCGCGGTAGCGTTGGCTCCGGATTCAAGTGCGCCACGGATCGAGTTCTGGCTGACGAACCACAGAGAGGTCGCCAACTTGGCTGGGGCGCCCATCAACCGCTCAATGAAGCCGGTCACCTCGTTCTGCCCGGTGACAACCCCGCCCTCATAGCGCAGTTCCGCGCCTGACTTCGACCGCGAGACGGTGTAATCCACGCCATCGAAGACAAACTCGAGGCCTACCTTCAAGGTGTTGACCGGCTTGCCCCAAGTGACGACCTCGTCGATAGGTTGACGGCAGGCCTTGGCGCCGAACATGGCGTAGGCGATGGACTCGGAAAGCGTTGACTTGCCAGCTTCATTCGCGCCACGAATCACAACGATCCCAGGAGAGAACAGGACCTCAAGGTCCTCGTGCTTCCGGAAATTAGTGAGGTGTAGCTTCTTCAGCACGTTGATCCCTCCTGCAGAAGTTTCTTGACGACCACCCTCTCCCGCTCATCGAGCGTCTCGAGAATCGCGGACAGCACATCGAAGGCCTTTGCAGCCTCGAGCGTTGCGGGGAGGTCCTTCAGTTCAGAGATTCCCTCGATCTTCACCGCGTTGGTGATGACGAAGGCATCCGACTTGCTCCGGTACTTGGAGATGGCGGTGACGACATCCGCCGCCTCGTTCGCAGTAGCACTACCCTCGACGCGGATGAACTTGGTGTCTCCGGACAGGGGAGGGGTTCCGAGGTTGCGCCAGTCACGGCGCTCAAAAACGTCGCTGACCTGTAGCACCCGCACGAGGCGAGGGGCCTCCCCGTCGATCTCCAGCTTGTATTTGTTCGGGGCGCCCAAGCAATCCGCCACACTGGTCGGAATCTGGTTGCCTACCACGATGACGTTGCCGTCCAGAGCAAGTCGATGCTGGTGCTCGTGAGCGAAGACCAGAGTCACCCCGCGCTCTACGAGGCCCTGAGCCACAGATTCCTTGACATTTAAACTGCCATCACTTTGCTCTGCGTGAAAGTTGTCGTAATTGGCATGAAGAAGCAATACCCTCGTACCCTCCGGAACCTGCTCTAGGTAGATGTCGAACAGGTCCTGATTGACGCAGTGAGGGATGACCCAAACGCCTTCCTTGACCCACCCAGGCTCCATGTGGATCGAGACATTCTTGTGCATGTACTCGAGCAACTGGCACAACACCTCGAACGAGGACAAGCGGCTGGAATCCTTGCTCAAGTCGTGATTGCCAGCGACAAGGTGCAGGGTGTTGTGCGGGTGCTGCTTGCACCAGAACGAGAGAGTCGCTACTGCACTGACCAGGTCGGTGTTCGGCACGAGGTACTGGTCGAACAGGTCGCCGAGGATGCAGAGATCGCCTTCCGCTCTATGAACAAGCGAGGCGAACTCTGAGTTCAGCCATTCCTTCAGCGCAGAAGAAGAACGCGGGGTTGTCCCCGCGTTGCGTTGCACCCCCAGATGGGTGTCATTGATCAGAGTTAAGGGCATCGTCGTCCTCCCAAAGCGGGGTCAGTCGGAAGTGGAAAGAAGGTTCGTAGGTCGCGGGCGACAGGAACAGCCCGAGTTCATCAAGGCTCCTTGACAGCCAGAGGTTCAGGCCTAACCACCATTCGGGCACCCAGTTGCGCTCGCTGACAACAGGGGTGCCGTCCTGGTGCTCTCCGTACCAGATCGGGCACATGACGAACCACCCCTTGTGGGTGAATTCCTCACGCAGTTCCTCATCACTCACACGGTCAAAGATCGACATAGGTCACCTGAAAGGGAAGCCGCCGTACCAATCTTCGATCGATTCGACTGCTTGGGTTACGTTGGGAAAGGTCGGGATGTCGCTGAGGTCCCAGGACGGGACGCCTTCCCTGAAATCGGATAGACGACACACCCTCCAGAGCTTCGTCGAGGTGTGGTAGATGAGGACGATGATCAGCCCCCCGGCAAGCTCGCGCAGCCTCAACCTTGCTCGCTGCTCGTCCGGGAAGTTCTTCCTCGGGAGGCGAAAGTCGTGATCAACTTCCTTCACCTCGATCAGGCCGTGCAGGCTGTGGGCGAAGAAACCGAAATCGCCTGCCTGTGACTGGAACCGCCCGCCCGCGGACCGGGCGTCGTACTTGCGTTCGTAGTCGAAACCCGCCTTCTGCGCCTTTAGACGCTCAAGCAGCTCGCGCACCTTCTTCTCAGGCAGCTTGCCTCGCTGGCCTGCTGCCTTTCTTGCTTTCTCGTCCATGTTTTTCTTCTTCTTATGGTTGGACTGTCAGAACTCTATACCTGTGTTTACCTATTTTCAACCCTGAGTCACAGCTATCGGAAATCGTATCGCCCTCGAGTCATAGCTATATTTTTAGGGTAGCGCCTCAGCCTTACTGACAAAGCGGTACTGGTGATGCCTAACGATTTCGCCCAGTCCCTGAGCAATCGGGTCTCGCCATTGAACTCTATTTTTCGAGACCTAGTCGTGTTTTCGCATTGTTTTTTAGCCTCCAGCCAGACGCAGTTATCAGGGGAGTAACCTTTTTGAACATCTCTACGCTCCAAGGTGGTGCCCTCTGGGCGCTCGCCCATATCCTCCAAGAACCCCTCGAACTCCTCCCACCTTTTGCATACGGAGATGCCCCTCCCTCCATAATTCTTGTAGGCGACGTTCTTCGGGTTCTGGCATCTCTCCCTCATCGCCCGCCATGAGTTGTGCGTAGGTGTTTTAGATCGACCGTGGGTTCTGGAGCGATCTCCCGTCAGTTCGTTGCGCAGGCACCCACACGATTTGGTTGTCCCTGTGCGGAGCGCCTGGCCTCTCACCTCAATAGTATTTCCACAATCACAGCCGCACTTCCAAAACACCAAAGTTCCCCTGGAGAGTCGCTCACGCCTAGAAATCTCTAGCACGGTAAGCCTTCCGAACCTTTGCCCGGAGATGTCAATCAACCTTGTTCCTTTAACTCGCAAAATTCCACCCCCGCCTCTTCAAACATCACCTTGGAGTAGGACCACTCTTCAGCCCATCTAGACATACTCTCGTGGTTAACCCCGACAGCAAGGACCCGAGTAACCCCCGCTTGAATTAGCATTTTTGCGCATGTAGAGCAGGGGTAAAGAGAACTAACCATAACGGTGCATCCGGCAAGCGACACCCCAGAGCGTGCCGCTTGCGCCACAGCATTGCTTTCCGCATGGGCAGTGAGGAAAAGTTTCGTAGGGCGCTCGTGCCGTGCGTCATCGTCATCGTTGACGCCGCGGGGGAACCCGTTGTAGCCGACCGACCTGATCTCGAGGTCCGGACCCAGCGCGATTGCACCCACCTTCGTCGACCTGTCCTTGCTCATGCTGGCAACGGACAGGACGACGGGGACAAATTTCTTGTACCTACCTAGGCTCATAGAGACTCCACAAATTGAATGCGCTCGCCCAACCAGCGAATGACAGGGACGGGGAAGGAATTGCCAAGCGCCTTGTACCGATCCGAAGCTAAAGCGCCGGGGACATCCGTGTAGCCCCACGGGAACCCTTGCAACAGTTCCCACTCCTCGGGCATCAGGAACCGCACGTGCTCACCCTCGAAGCAGGCCGGGAAGCGATTCTTCTCAGGCATCGTCTGCTTCTTGTAGAGCACGGCATCGGCCGTCTGACTCAGTTGTCCTCCGTCCCACCAGCACAAGGGATCGTCGCTGCCGCGACCGTCTCCAAAGCCTTTCTTAAGCGGGGGTGCAAGCTCTTCTTGACGTTGGCGGCGCGGCGCAGGATTCCGGAGGCTGCTCTCGGACTCAAAAAGAGTTGCGGCGGCGCGATGCCAACCGTCAACACTTGCGACAAGAAACACTCTACGGCGCCGCTGGGCGACTCCGAAATGCTTAGCGTCCAGGACTCGCCAGCACACGCCATACCCGAGTTCGACCAGCGCCCCGACGATGGAACCAAAGTCCCGTCCTCCGCTCGATGACAAGGCACCGGGGACGTTTTCCCAGATGACATACCGCGGCCGGAATCGATCAACAAGGCCGCAAAAGACGAGGGCCAGATTGCCACGCGGGTCGTCCAATCCTCGTCGCAGACCGGCACTGGAGAAGGACTGGCAGGGCGTTCCGCCGATGAGTACGTCGAAGGGTTCAACATCCCACTCCTTGTAATTATTCATGTCCCCGAAGTTCGTGACGTCGGGGTAGTGGTGTTGGAGAAGACGAGAAGGGAAAGGCTCGATTTCGGAGAACCCAACGGCTCTCCAGCCGAGCGGCGACCAGGCAACAGATGCAGCCTCGATGCCGCTCGCCACTGATAAGTAGCGCACAGCAACCCTCTTTCTTGTTGTTTTTATTGGGGTTGCGGGGTTGGTACGTTACGTGCCCCGCGCACGTTTTTGGAGGCGCCGATCAGAGGAGAAACCCAGACGAGTGCCCTGATCGACCCGGTCAGTTAGGCCACGTACCCAGCGGTCCCAGACCGGCTATGACGCCACTCGTCTATGCAGCTCTAACTGGAGTTTCAATAGATTTCTCAACTGCCCAGCCTCGGTTGAGGCGCGATTTCAGAGTTCCAAAATTGATGCCAGAAATCTCAGCCCACTCAATCAGGGCCCTTGTTTCGCCCCGGTAAGTAACCCTGCGGTTGGATCGCCGGTTCCTGCTTTGCTCTTTCATCGTGGCCCATCTGCAGTTCTCTGGGCTGTAGCCTTGGTCGTTGTCGATGCGGTCAAGTGTTGCTCCTCTCAACGGCTCACCCATGTCCTCTGCGAAGTTCGAGTAGTCGTTCCACCTATCGCAGACTGTGATACCGCGGCCCCCATAGTTGGGGTGGAGGGGGTCCAGACACCTCGCCCGCATTCCTTGCCAGACCCCGTAGCTGCGAGGACGCTTACCTCGCGTTGCCCCATGCCGCAGCGAGACTTTGGACATCCCCTCTGCTCTCAGGCATCCGCAACTTTTGGTGTTCCCACTCCGGAGCATGTTGGCAGGCACGATTGTCGTAGCCCCGCAGTCACACACGCACAGCCACAGCCTCTGCTTCCTCTCAGATGCACCTACGTCACGGATAGCTGTGAGCCTGTCGAAGCGCAGGCCCGAGAGGTCAAGCCGCTTGCTTGTCACGGTCGGCTCCCAGCATCTCAGCGAGTTCCTCAAGTCCCCGGTCAATCGATTCGTCTGTAGGCATGTCCCCGATCTCGATCTGATCTCCGAAGTTAGGGCCGAAAGAAATGCTGGAGGCGATCGGCACACGCATCGTGGCGTAAGGCTGGACCATGCACCAGTGCAAGTCGTTCAGGAACGGCTTTAGGTCCTTTAGCGACACGGACCACACCACCTCGTCATGGACGGGGCCGATGAAGACACAGTCGAAGCGGAAGGGGACCTTTCGCTCCCACATCCGCTTCATGGCGAGCTTGGTCATCTCTGCGGAGGAACCCTGCACCTGGAAATTCCCCGCCTGACGCTCAGCCTTGTTCTTGGTCATGTAGTCGTCGGAGTTGAAGGCGTCCCGGAGGTGCCTGCGCCCTCCCATCAGCGTAGAGACATAACCTTGGCTCCTCGCCTCCTCTGCAGCCTTGTCAGACCATGCAACCAGATCAGGAAACGCACTGGCTCGCGCATCCAAGATGTCCTGAGCCGCCCCTTCGCTGATCATCAGCGTCTGAGACAGCTTCACCGCCTGAGCCTGGTAGAGCGCAGCAAAATTAACGACCTTGGCAAGTCCTCGGAGCAGCTTCGCCTTGGCCTTCACTTCCTTGTCAGGACTGTCCAGCATCTCAACGAAGTCTTCATACCCCACCTGCACACCCCACTGAGACGCAGAGGACGCAGATGCTGTCATGGCGTGCAGGTCCTTAGGGCTGTCCCCGACGTAACAGGCGAGCAGATTCTCGTCCTGGCTCAGCTCAGCGGCCACGCGAATCTCCTGAGCGTTGAAGTCCAGAGAGACGATGACGGCACCCTTGTGGTGGGGGACAAAAATGCGCCTGAACCTTCCCTCGTCCGTATTCTTCGGAAGCTGCTGCAGGTTCGGGCCGCTGCACGAGTAGCGACGAGTCACCGTCGCGCATTGGTTGAACGAGGCATGAACCAGCCCGGTCCTCCAGTGCGGCACGTGCTTGTACGGGCCGTAGAACAACTTGCGCCGCGTCTGCACCGTCTTCATGGTCTGAATCGCCTTCAGCACCTCGACGTCGCAGGCATCCTTGTCGTAGTGCAGGGCCGACTCGATGGCAAGGTCGTCCGTCTTCGGCGTCCCCTCCCGGATGCCCGCTGCCCGCATGTTGGCGGTCGGCTTGTTCCGGATGCGGATCGGCAGACCCATGACCTCGTACAGCAGCTTCTGCATCTGCTTCGGGCTGTCTGCGTTGAACTCAGGCTCACCCTTGAAGTGCAGCTTGATGAGGCGGTTCAGATTGTCCGCAGCTTCGCCTTTGTGGCGGGCCTCGATCAGGTCGGCAAGCTGGTCCTCCCCCTCCTCTCGGATCAGGATGCACAGCTTCTCGATCTTGCGAACCTGCGTCTGCAGCTCCCGGCCCGTCACGATCAGGAAGGCTTCCTTCACTGCGGCGGGCGTCAGCTCCCCATCGAACGTCGGGCAGGCCGTGCCCTCCCACCCGTTCTCAACAAGGTATTGGCGCAGAGTTGCCCACGCAGCATCGAACGCCTGGTCGTCCTCATCCTCGATCTGCCGCATGTATTCAAGGGAGATCGGCACGCCTTTGCGATAGGCGTCCGCGGTGAGGTACATCGGGAGCTGCTCGACCTCGAGGTAGACCTTCCAGGTGCCCTCGAGCTGAGTGCGGAACTGCCAGTGATTGAACAGCGCCGCAGTGACGATCGTATCGTCCGTGCCGTAATGGAACACGTGCGAAGCAGTCAGCTCGTGCATCTTGTACTGCCGACGCTCGACCACAGACACGACGTTGCCGTCGTCGTCCTTTTCCTCGATCAGCCGAACCTGCTTGCCGCCCTCTGGCAGGCTGCCGACCGGCCCCTCATAGGTCGTCGCTTCCTCGTAGGTCTGCTGGTCGTAGTCGAGGTACGCCTTGGCGCTGGGCTTCAGGCCGCTCGACTTGTTCTCGTCCACGTAGGAGGCGAGGATTTTGGAGCAGAGGACATCGGGAAGTAGCCCTCCCCAGCCGTTGTCCTTCCAGCGTTCCTGGAAATGACCGGCGATGACGGGAAGCTCGAAGCCCTGTGCGTTGTGGCAGACGACGCGCCGCTTGAAGCAAATGCGCTCGATCGCCTCGGCGATCTGGTCTTCGGTCAGTTGCTCGAGGTCCTCTTCGTCGGCGTGCTGGTAGGTGAAGTACCAAGTGTGCTGAAGGTTATCGCCCAGCGTCAGACCCATGCCGACGATCTCGGAGCCGATGACATCGATGCGAATCTCGCCCTCGCGCTTCTTGTTGTCTTCAACCCACTCGTCGGATTCCTCCGGAGTGCTGGTCTCAAGGTCCAGGGCAACGAAGGGGGTTCGCGTGCTGGCAGCTCGCTCAACCTCCGCCTTGAAGTTGCTGGCGTGGACAAGGGTGCGCGTCCCGTACCACCTGGCGTACCGGGTGTCGTCGTCGGGGCGGCGATCGCGCACCATGCCGTACTTCCACTGCAGCGGTTGCTGCATCGTGTCGACCGCTTCCGGGTACAGGCTCGCCAGCTTGTAGCTGTCGTACACACCCTTGTCGTCTTCCACGATCTTCTTCAGAACCGAGCACTCGGCGACGTTCTCCTGCAGCCGGTAGAGTTCCTGCCGCTGGATCAAATTCTCGATCTCCAGCAGACCCTCTTCGCCGAACACGGCCATGACTTTAAGGAAAGCGGCATCGCCAAAACCTTTGGCACCCTTGATGCCGTCGCCTACGTCCCCGACCAGCGCCTTGTAGACCGTGATCAGGTTGAAGGGAAACGGGCCGTAGGGGTTCGTGTCGATGACGTCATTGTTGCCGACCGTGATCTTCACGCCCTTGTCATTCTCCCCAGAGAGACGCATCAGGTCGCCGTCATGGCTGTAGACCATGCAGGGGACCTCGGTGTGCTTCGCCAGGTAGGCGAGAACGTCGTCGCCCTCGACCTGGTCCTGCGTCACGGAGGCTGCGCCCAGCTCGAGGAAGAACTTCTCCACCTCGGTACGCAGGCGCCCCAGCTCGATGTACACCTTGTCAGGTCGCTTGCTACGTCCCTTGCTGTAGTCCTTGACCTTCTTGGTCCGCACCGCGGTCGGCTGGCGTCCCTCGAAGACCATGACGAGGTCTTTCGGCGTGAAGCCGTACTTCTGCATGGCCGAATACATCAGCGTCAGCACGTTCTCGAATCCGTACTGCCAGCCGTTGACCCAAACCATCTTGTCGGGCTTCTCTGGGTCGGGGACCTCGACGCCGTTCTCGGTGTCTTTCCCCACGAAGAGCGAACGCTTCAAGACGTTCGCCATATCGAAATAGATGCGGGCCATCAGCGCCTCCTATTCTCAAGTAGTTCGTTCTTGTTTTTCTTCAGGGCATCTTCAACTGACAGCCCTTTGTTCAACCTCGTGTAGAGAGTGGAGGGGCTGATTCCAAGTTCTCTAGACCACTCGGCAATAGATTGGCTCCGCCCGCCAAACTCAATGAACCTTGTTCTCGGGTGCCGCTTATGCGCGCCCAGTCTCGCCTCCTTCACAGAGACAGATAAAGCGGCTTCCGCAGACCAACCAAGGTTGTAGATTCGTGCGCACACCGTGCGGCTATTAAGTCCCATCTCCTTGATCCAACGTGACAAGGGCTTTGACTCCCCGTTCACGGTTACCAGCCTATTACCCCTCCTGTTCCACCCTTGTTCTTGTGCCGTTGCCCACTGGCAGTTCTCTTTGGAATACGGGCCGTTTACGTCTCTTCGTTCAAGGGTCTTCCCCTTCGGCCTTTCACCCATGTCGGCAAGGAACCTCTTGAACTCGCGCCACTCAGGGCAGACTTCTATTCCTCGCCCTCCGTAGCTCCTATAGTCTTTGTGACTTGGACTCCTACATCTAGACAGCATTCCTGCCCAGGAGTGGTACGTGGGGGATAGCTCACCGCTGCTAGCGTGCCCGTGCTTCACCGCCCGCCTCTTTTCATTTTTTCCGCGCGTTCCAAGAGGGTCTGGCACTCGACGCACCGGATGCGGCCCAATGCAAGGCGCGCCTTCGGAATGTCGATGCCACAGTCGAGGCAGTTCTCATTATTGAAGTCGGGGTCTGCCTCGGGTTGCTGCGCCTTGCGCCGAGCGCGCTCCACGCTCTGCTCGTTGAACGCCTCGATCTGGTCTTGCGCCTGGTCAGCGATGTCCCCTTTCATGTCCGGAACCTCTCAACAGCAGAGCGCAGTTGAAGCTGCAGGAAGTCCAGGCTGGCGATGTTCGATACCACGACATCGCCGAGGTCGCGTTCCACCCCGTTTTCCGAGGCGTGCCTCATCGTTGCTTCTGAGACATCAGCGCGGACGGGGCCGTCAATGTGGATGAGCAGACCGCCTTCTGATCGAATCCAGTTCGCCTCATTGGCAAACCGAACGTCGCTGATCACCATGCCTACACCCTGCCTCTTGACTTGCTCCCACTGGAGCTTGGCAAGGAGCAACCAGAAGTCAGGGTTCAGGGAGCGGCCCCACTCCGTTCCAAGGGTCTGCAGAATCCTGCGGTATGAAACGCCCAGACCCTGAATGACACGTTCCTTCATGTCATCGTTGTCGTACACGCTGCGCGCGAACCCCATCGCCTCAGCGGCGTCTTTGATGGGCTGCGCGAAGGCGTAGCGCTTGAGCAGGTAGTCGTTGGCGAGGAAGGAGGCGGCGGTGTCCTTGCCTACCCTAGCCCTTCCAGTCAGTCCGATAAGTAGCGGCATGGTCGTTCTCTTTTTGTTTTTGTTGTCGAACGGTGATGCGGTTCGCCAGACGCCGGAAGATGTACCCCCGAGCGATGGAGACCACGGTAAAGAGCGAGGTGATCTGCAGGTTGTCCACCAGATCAGCCTGAATGTTCCACACAGGCTTGATGAGGAACTCCCAGAGCAAGAGGCTGATGACGAAGCCAGTGCCTACATTGAGCACCTGTTCCGCTATCGAGTGCAGGCGAGTCTGCATAGTCAGACGTCGAACTCGTTTTGGAGTTCGATTTCAACCATTGCCCTGAACTGTCCCCAACCTCGGAAATTGGCGCCCTTCCACTCGCGCTTGGTCAGGGGGTACGCCTGGTGTTCAAGTGGTGAGGCGTGGATCGGCGCCGATCCGGCCAGTCGCTCGTACAGGGCGAGGTCATCCTCAATGCTCGGAGACTGTCCGTCATGCTTGAGGTAGCTCACCCTCGCGCACCGCGCCGCGCTGATCCGCGCCAGCTTGATAGGATCATTGCGAAGGTCCAGCATCTCGGAATCAAGGAGGTAGGGAAGGTGCCAGTTAATCGCATCCCCCCTGTCCAGCCCCTTGAATCGGGGGGTGGAAGCGTCCCTTGCGTCCCGTATTGCTTCCGCCAGAAGCCGGATTTCAGGCTGAGCGTCCGGGTGGATTCTGAGATTGAAGAAGTTCTCCCAATCGGTCGCAGAGATGACCACGTGGATGAACTGGAACGGCTCGAGTACCCGGTTGACGACCTGTTTGTGAAGGCCAAGGTCCTGAAGACGCTCCGCCTGCCACGCAGCGGAACTGGCAGCAGCCAGCCACCGCTCCCTAGCCTCGTCGATGCCAACGATTTCGTCCCCGGCCTGCATCCCCGGCTTGTTGGTCCCCCAGTAGGCGGGGCCTGCCGGATTGGTACGCACCTGCTCGATCATCTTATCGATCGGGATCGCACGGCTGCTCGAGGCGTTCCTGCTCATGCAACGATGAGTCATCACTTCAGCATGGATCGCTCGCCAATACTTGAGCTGCAGCGTCGTCAGGCGTACCCCGCTTTGGGAGACGCTGTCAGCAATAACCTTCACTTCCATTGCGTACCTCCTGTTCTAGTTCTTGTTTGAGGTGAACCAACTCTACCTGCAAGCGATGTACCCGCTTCGTGTGCAGTCTCTTGCCCTGGGTGGGGCCGCTTGAGCCGCCAAACCTCTCCCTGAACTCATGCGTAGTAAGCACCGCTGGGACCAGCATGTCCTTAAACACGTGGCTAGGAGTGAACAGGTTGTTCGACAACTCCACCGCGTTCTCCACGATGGTCAGGCGTTCCACTGCAGACACCGCCCTCTGGTTCCTGCCGTCCTTGGGCCTCGTCTCCCCCATCTTGAGGAGCTTAGGGCGCCCAAGGGTGAACCCAACACGGCCCCCGTCCCAGTCCGCTCGCCCTGCATAGTAGTGGCGGCAGTGGGCAAGTGCCTGGATCAACGCTGGGTCCGCGTCTTTGTGGTGGCGGAGGAATGCAGAGATTGCAGACCACAGCGGGGGGCGATCGGGGAGCGGGCTAAGAGCGTGCCGGAACTCCCCGAAAAATTTGTACTTCTCAAACGGGTAAGCGCTTTGAATCGTCCCGCCTCCGGGCATCAGAATCTGATCGTCAACCACGCCGACCAGCTCGCCCATAACCTCTGCCACGCAGGAGGTCTCGGACAGTCGAAGCTCAACCCCCTCCACCGCTCGAGACAGGTAGTAGACGATCTCAGCCACGTGATACCCAAGAGCGACCTCCCCAGCGGAGACTCCGTAGTACCCAAAGCCTACGGGGGCGAACAAGGTGTTCAACCTACGCACCGTCCAGGTTTCGTTGTGCCTCCAGTAGATTTCTAGGCGCTTGCTCCTGTGGCGCGTTCCCCGTTCTGCCTCAAGGATGTTGCCGACCCACCCGGTGTAAATGTCGAGCGCTTTTGCCTGCTTTTCCGGAGAGAGTCTTCCGACCCTTGCGGCAAGCGCGCCGACATCAATACCCCCAAGCATTCCAGAATACCCAATGGCAGGTAGGGGAAGGTCAGGCTGCAACATGGACAGATAGGCACCGCTATAGGAAAAGCCCATCTTCGTCAGATGGGCTCCAGCGGTCTCCAACAGCAGTTGATCCTGCTTGTCAGGCTGCTTCATTGCTCCCCTCCAGTGCGGAGCGCTCACGCTCGAGGTCCCGGTGCAGGGCAGCCTCAACAGTGAACTTATCCGGGTAGCGCGCCTGCAGCTTGGCGATGTTCTTCTCCATCGCGTCTTCCAGAGTCAGACCCTGACTAACCAGCATCGCGCTCAGGGAGAGGATGAACATCCCAAGTCCGTCAACAATATTTTCCTTTTGGGAGAGGATGTCAGAGAGAGAAACCACAGCCCCGGTGACCAGCACGAAATCGCTTTCCTCCACCTCCCTACGCTCGTCATTTGCTGCATTAACGACGTCCGGTGCGTGCTTCAGACACTCCTCCACGATTGCGGAGAACAGGACCTCGTCACCGTCGCAGGACTTAAGCAGCAGAGGGACATACCAGAGGGCGTCCCCGGCTTCCTCGAGGAAGTGAACTGCGTCGATGGGCTTGCCGTAGGCGATCTTGCGCTTGAGGATGTCGGCAAGCTCCCCGACTTCACTCATCATGCCGAGGAAGGCGTGCATCCGATCGAGGTCGGAGTTGAAGAGGTTCGCTGTGCGAAGTGCGTTGTTGTAGTAGGTAGCAGCGTTCATTTGGTCAGCACCTTGTCAAGGGTGTATCGGAGGTCAGGGTCGACGTTGTCCTGGCGGGAGAGCCACTGCAGGTAGTCCTTCGGGACTTCCTGAATCGGCAAACCTTTGTGTTTGCCGAAGGGCATCTTGTGGACGAACAGAGGCTCGGACGAGCGGGTGATCAGGCTCTCAAGAGTCTCGCCCGAGAGGTCCAGCAGGTGACGCAGAAGGTTGTACAGCGCGGTGACGTCGCCTTCCGCGGAGTGGGCCGTACCTGCGTCCAGCCCGAGGCTGTAGCGCAGGGTCTGCAGCTTGTGGTTGTCTTGCTCGGGCAGGTAGCGACGGGCAAGTTTCAAGGTGCAGATTTCGTGGTTCAGCTTGTTGCACCACGGGCCGAAGAACTCTCGATCGTACTTGGAGTTGTGCGCCACCAGAACGATGTCGCCCTCGATCTTGCCACCGTAGATGTACTCGAAAAACTCCGAGATCGTAGGAGCTTCAGCAACCATCGCATTCGTGATGTGATGAACGCCAGAAGCACCCGGATCAATTGGGCGCTGGGGGTCGATCAGGCTGTATTGCTTGTCGATGATGTTCAGGTCTTCGTCGACCTCGAACCAGGCGATCTCTACGACGCCAGGTGTGCCGGAAAATCCGGTCGTCTCGACGTCCCCAAGAAGGTAGCGGCGCTTGCTCATGTGTAGTTCTTATTGTTTGGCACGCCCTGCTGGAATCGAACCAGCGACCTACGGATTAGAAAGCCGTTGCTCTCTCCGCTGAGCTAAGGGCGCAAAGAAGGACGGGGACATCTCTGTCCCCGTCCTATCCATCGCTTACGCCAGATCGCAGATCAGCCGGGTCCAGGTGTTTCCGTTACCGGACTTCACCTCAGTCGACACCTTCAGACGAACGCCAGTGCTGACGTCGATCGGCTCGATGCGGCCCATCATGCCCTTGACCACAAGGTCACGACGGAACCCGGAGAGCGCCTTCACGCTATCGGGCGAAAGGCTCACGACGATCGAGGAACCCTCGTGGTCGGACGGCTTGCCCGATTCCTCAAGGATGCCGAACAGGTCGACGTAGACCTTGACCGACGCCTTGTTGTAGCCCAGCTCCTTCAGTTCGCGGAGGTACTCGTTGACGTCCTCACCCTTCGTGGTGGTGACTCCGTCCATCGAGTAGCGGGCGTGCTCCTTGGCCTCAGCGCCATTCTCGCCGGGGCTGACAACCCAGCGCTCGTTCCACGACAGCATCGTGAGGGTGATCGACTCACCCAGCAGCTTCTTGTCGCCGTCCATGAGCTGACCGTTCGAGCCGACCAGACGGACGCCTTCGCCGAAGTCTACGGGCGGCAGGCGATCCTTCAGCAGGCCGAGGACGTCGAAGTCGGCCATGTTGACCGGCTTCGGCTTGACAGCCACAGCACCGGCAGCGGCGGGCTTCACAGCCGGGACAGCAGCGGAGGCGGGTGCCGTGTCAGCGGGGGCCTGAACAGCAGGCGCTTCCTGCTGAGCGACTGCAACGTCATCTTCACCTTCCTCGAAGGCGGGGGCGGGGGCGGCGGCAGCGGTATTGCGAGCTTTGAGTACCATTTTTCAACTCCGGTTTGATTATTGATCTAGGTCAGAGAGCCGGTCTTGGTTTGCGTGACCGGAGAACGCATCCTACACAGGTGCTTGCAAGATGTCAACGCTTCTTCTTGAACTGCGTGACACGTTCCTCTTGCAAGCGATCCATCCTGAAGAGCATCACATTGGGTTGCGATGTCAGCTTCGACGGGACAGCGTCGAAGAACGCCACGAAGTTGCGCATGGCAAGCTCGAAGGCATCCTCGTTGTCGTACAGCGGGCTTCTGCCTCGACGTCGGCAGAAGTCCTCGTACTTGGTGAAAGCGAACGGCAGGCACACCTCGAGAACATCGATCCCGCCAACCTCGGAGTAGGCGTAGTCCTGGTTCTCGTAGAGCGTGAAGGAGTCGCCCTCCCCGCCAATCAGGGACATCATGGCGAACTCGGTCAGAACCTTCGCAGCTTCCGACTTCGCAACCACCATCGATCCCTCCCCAGCCGTAGCGCCGAACGAGAGCAAGGCCTTGCGGAGATCGTCAAGGCGCCCGAGCGTATCGATCCCTTCAAGTCGTAGGACCTCTCCAAGCAGGGTCAGTCCGTGCAACCCAACCGCATAGTTGTAGACGATTCGATAGTTGCCCTTTGACTTCATCACCGATTCCACCTCTGCGTAGTCCCGGTCAAAGGTCTCGCAGAAGCGATCGAAGTCGACCCAGAGCAGAAGCTCAGCGAGTCGACGCCCCACCGAAGCAAGAACGTCGAGGTTCCCCTGCACTAGCTTCAGATTCTCTTCTCGCCCGTACAGGGACTGCTTGTCGAAGGTCGCCTGAATAGAGCGTTCCACGATAGCGGTCTGCATCTCTGGGGCTTCTCCGAGGAAGAGCACGGGGGCAGAGTAGCTCTGCTCTGTGATCTCCCTGCCATTCGCCATAACGCCCTGCGTCCCGCCGCCCTTGGTAAAGGTGCCGTTGTCATAGCAGGCACGAAAGATCGACAGCAGCAGCCCGGTCCTGCCAGGCGGCAGTTCCCGCGGCTTGTACTCATCGATGAAGCAGGGGACGGAAGCCGACCCCTGGATCGCACTCGTCAAGCCGTAGATCGAGGAGCCTCCAGCCTGCAGCGTTTTCGGCTCCTGCTTGTAGAAGTGCAGGTGCATCAACGCCTTGGTGGTCGTCGTCTTGCCAGAGCCTGACTGGCCGGATACCGCTAGCAGGGGGAATTGCTTCTTGTAGGCGTGGTAGAACATTCGGGCGTGCGCAGCGCAGAACCAACCCAGAACAGGAGCGATCGTCTTCTCCTTGTTCATCCCCATCAAGGCAAGCAGCACCTCCTGCACCCGCTCCGAATTCTCGAGCTGCGGGGCCAGCATTACGTCCGTCTGGAAGAAGCCGAGCGGGTTTGGGTTCCCGTAGAACCTGAACCGCATCCCTGCATCTTCGACGCGCTTAGGCATGGCACACCCAACAGTCGTACCTAGTACCGGAAAGGGCGTCCGAGCGACTTCAGGAACATCCACGGTTGCCGGAAACTTGATGATGTCCAGACCCTCTCGGCGAACCATGTACTCCTCGCCCATACGATCCTCCCTGCGTTTCGCCTTAAGTACCAACGACTCCTGAACATAGGCAGCCTGGATGTCACTGCCAGTAAACGTCCCTGCCGTCGTCGAAGAAAAGAACTGATTCAGCTTCCCGCGGGAGCTGAAGCTGTCCAGTGTCACTACCGTCCGCAGGCGCCGGGTGCCGCGGTAGTAGAGGTCAGCCTCGAACCCAACGGGCAGAAAGTCATCGATCTTCGTGAGCTGAACGACGTTATCGAACCCGACGACGGAGAGGGTTTGAATACCCTCCGCATCTTTCAGCCGGATGCCAGCAGTTCCTACCAGCAGACCTCCGGTGTGGTCCCGACCTTCGGTCTCCTCAGCTAATGCCTTGGATTCCTCATAGTCCTGAACATCAGCCTTGTCCGTAATGCCTGCCAGGTCAGCCGCATACTCGCCCTCGACCAGCAGGGCCTTGATGGCACCGGCTGCGTAGACATAGCAGGGGTTGTCCTGTGTGTAGGCAAGCTGTGTGCGCAGTTCCGCCTCACGCTTGGCGGGGGTGCCATAGCGGGCAGAGTCCCCGTGATGGGATTGGATCAGCGTCTGCGCTTCCTCGACAACCTTTTCATGGTCCTTGCCAAGGGCGTTAGCGACGATCGCAATTTGCATGGCGATCTGGTTCCACCCGGCATCCGGGGAGAGTTTCTCCCCTTTCAGCAGGGCCTGAACCGTGGGAGGCCACTGCCCCTTGAACTGCTCGATAACTGCCCGGTCTTTCTTGGCGCCACGCTTCTTCTTGGTGGCATCAGCAACCTTCTGCTGTGCCTCCAAAAACAGAATGCCCAGACCGTGAGAGAAAGAGGCGGGTTCTGGGAACGGGACGATTGAGATGTCGTCCCCGCCCCCGCGCTCCACGACGTCATAGTAGACGTCTGCATTGACGTAGGTGCGAGGCCCCGTACAGAGCTTGGCGTACAGCTCAGGCGTCATGCTCTGAGCCTCCTCCAGGGAGATCGGCACCTTGTAGTTGCCGTTCTCCCTCTGCACGTTCGGCGTCCTCCACATCCGGCCACGTTTGGCGCTGTAGATGCGAAGGTCCATCGTGTCGACCACAAGGCGGTACGCCATCTCCTTGTAGATCAGGGGGAGATGGAGAATTCCGTCCTTTGGGGACTTGCCGAAGAAGGCCTCGAGCGGAACCTCGATATGAAAGCCCCTACCTCCGGTGGCGTAGAGGTAGAGGCTTCGCAGGTTGACGCCGTTGTCCTCGAGCTTGCCAAGCAGCTTCTGAAACTGCGTTGAGGCAAGCGACAGGTCGGCGGCGTCGAAGTCTACGTAAAACGGCCCCCTGTACTTGATCTTGTCGATCTCTTCCGGGGGGCAGTCGTCAACACTTCGAGATACGTCTAGGACCGTGGTCAGGCGTGGCTGCTGCTCAGCAATGATCTGGGGCCTGGCTTCCGCCAATGCCTTATGCCAACGCTCCTGCCCACCGGCTTGTTGCCAGTAGAAAAACATCCAGACCCC